GTATCTCTGTGGCAGCTATAGTTAGATTTGCAAGGAATGGCGCAAGTTTTCCTTCTTCATTTAATGCTTTAGTTGTATCTTCCCAAGCTTTAGTTGTGTCTGTAAACCATTTTAAGAATATATCAGCTGCACCACCTGGTGCAACAGTTGCAGTAATAATAGTCCCGAAGGCGCTAAATGTATTACCAAAACCTTCTCCAAGTTTTCTGATTATGTCTGTAGCTGTTTTAAATATTTCGTTAAGCTCTCCAGTAGCTTCTTTAAGTTCTACAGTTTTTCTAAAAGCCTCTGCTTTCTTTTCTATAAACTGAGCAAACTCAATTGTATAAGGAGTAAATACTGCTTGTAGTGTTGTAAAAGCTGAGGCAAGAGCAATAAATGCCCCACCTAAAGCATCAACAATTGGAGTAAAAGATTCAAAAATAGTTTTTAATTCTTGTACTTTTTTAGGAGTTGTAAATGCTTTTGCAAAATCTAAAGATAGTTCTCCAAGTTTTGCCGCTAGTGTTATTAAAGACTCCTCTAGAGCAGGTAAGAGAGTCTCTACAAGAAGCTTAACTGCCGCAGTAAAATTAGGGAAGAAAGCTTCTTGAAGCTTTTTACGAAGCTCTTCAAAAGCTTCTTTTAGACTAAGAATATACTTTACAAAGTCCTGTGCAGCAGGAGAAAGTTTATCTAATGCAACTCTAAAATCATCTACTCCAGGATTTCCCACTTTATTTAGAGCAATCTTTGCATCTCTTACTTCTCTAGCAGCAAGTTCTAACCTTCTATTGTTTTGTATATCTAACTCTCCACCAGCTTCTGCAAATTTTCTAGCTTTAGTAAGAGCTTCAGTAGCATCTTTTAAAGATAATACTGCCCTAGCTGTTTCAATGTTTGCATCGCTTTCTGCTTCTCTTGCAGAAACTAGTCTTTCTTGTGCGGCAACTACTCTTTCATTCCCGTCTACACCTTCACGATTTGCCTTTGCTGTTGATTTACGAAGATCATTGTTTTTATCAATTGCACGACGAAGATTGAGATCTGCTTCAGCAAATGCAAGCTCAGCCTCACGGCGAGCGCGAGAGTTAGGTGGAAGATCTTGCACACGTTGCAGAGAGTCACGAGCTTTTTCAAATTCAAGGCGTGCTTTTTTCTCAGAGATAACTCCACCTTCAAGCTCAAAGCGAAGCTGCTGAATTGCTTCTTTAGCATCTTCACGAGCTTTAGTTACATCTTGAAGTGCTCTTTCTGAACCCCTTACTGCATCCCTATATGATCTTTCTGCTCTTTCTACACCGATAGCAGCATCAGCTTCAGCTCGTGCAGCATCTCGTGTTGCTACTACTGCATCTTCTTTTCTCTGTGTATTTTCTTTTAAAGTTTGAGTTTGATTAAATAAAGCATCGCTTACTCTTTCATTTGCAGCTCTTAATGCATCAGCATCTACTGTTGCATTTTTACCTGCTTGAGCTCCAGCAGTAATAGCTTCACCAACACCACCAAAAGTTGCCCTAAGAAGGGCGGCAGAAGCTGCAACAGCTAAAAATGCACCAGATAAACCTAACAAGGCTGGAGTAGCTGCAGCTGTTATAGAGACTAGAACACCTAAACCACCTACTACTGCACCTATAGCACCACCTAAAGCAGTAAGTGCTGAGGATAAAACAAATCCAGCTCTTACAAGAGATAAAAATCTTTCTCTAGCATCAGTAAATTTATTAACATCTCCTTGAGATAGAGATTTACCAAATAAAAATGCTACATCTCCACTTGATTTATTTCTAAAACCTTTACTAAAACTTGCACCAGCATCATTACCAGCACGTTCTCCAACTTTATCGGCTCCATCAAAAGCTTTTTCAATATCTCTTTTTACGCCAGTGGTGACGGCACGAACAATTACCGATGCTTCACCTACAACTGCCATGCCATCACCTCCTAACTACCTAATGGTGCGTCTAAAATATCTCCGAAAGGTTTTTCAGAGTTTTCGTTGAAATCTGTTGGTGGGACATATGATTTCGTTGGACCTTTTAATGGGTCTCCATCATTAAAGCTATTTTCAGACCCACTAGCTGTAGGATATGAATATTCTTTATCTGACGTATTTGATCTATATTCTTTTTTATATAGACTCTTGTAGATAATGCTCCGTGCTTTATCACGAGCTTCCGCTTGTTCAGCACTTGACACACGAAAATCGGTTTCCATGTAATAATGCAAAACGTCTAGCATGTCTGACATATCCATAGTTACCAATTTAAGTCCGTCCGTTAAAGCTTTACCATTTAGATAAGGCCAGAGTTCGACTGCCCACTCTGCGATTGCTCTGGCCCCGACGTAGGACGGCCTGAGTACTGTTCTACTAACCAAGCAGTAATTTCGCCTAGCGCTTCTACAGTTACAATCTTGTCCTTATCGTTGATAAGTTTTAAGAATCTTTCATAGCTTTCTGGAAGAAGAGCTTTTGAGAAAATATCTTTTACAGTGTCTGCTGCATCAGAAGCGTTTCCACTTCCAGCTTTTGCAACAAGACTTAAAAGAGCACTTCCTTGAAGATTTTTGTGGCACTCAAACTCTTCACCGTGAAGTCTGAATGAAATTGGCTCGGAGTTTTGTGTGCCTCCAGAACCAAAATCTTTGAATCGTGTTGTCATATATTGTTCCTTTTCTGTCGTTGTAGTAATTATACCTTGGCTCTAAGAGCTTCACTTAAATAACGGTTAGCTTTTGTACCAGGATGTTGAACACTATGAGCATATACAATCTGACCTCTTGAGACGAAACGAAGTACTTTTCCGCTTTTAGGGGTTATTGTTCTAGGCCCTGTGCCTTCATGGTGGGCTAATGCGTAATCTAGTTTAGATCCGACCCAAACGTATTGCCCTCGTGCATCTCTCATATGTCTCATATGAAGAGAGTTACGAAGCTTTCCTGTTCTCACACCAACCTTTGCCTTAGCAAGTGCAAGAATTTCTTTTCCCTTATTATCTAAAAATCTACCTACATCCCCACTAGGATTGTTAAGAAAGTTATCTAAAACTACGCTGTAAAATCTAACATTAGCCATTATGGAACCGATACCGTAATAGTCATCGTAACTGTTTGAAAACCGCCTTCAGGAGAACCTGTCTCTACTGTTGCGATTACGCCTAAACCAAATGATCCACCTGTTGCCCACTGATCAAGTGCTCGTGAACTATCAAGAAGAATCCAAGCATCGTATGCAGAGATTTCTGAAAAAGCTTGAATATCATCTGCTGCTGGAGCTTTGCCGCTGGCAGATACTGTAGGTACTTCTCTAGACACAGAAACTAAAAGAGTTGCACTTCGTGGATCATTGCAACGTCGTGGCTCTGTTGCTTCATCTCCTGGAGAGCCGATATACATCTGTAGCATTGAAACTACTACCTGCTCACAGTCCACAGAAGGCTGGCCAAGAGTCCAATATCTACGACCCGGCAATGGCATCGTGTATGAAGCATATGTGCTAATAACGGAGTCAAGGACTCCTTGCATAAGTGCAGCTAAATTTTTAGCTGAGTCATCCACAGTTGCTGTATTGATAGGTGTAGCCATAGCGTCCTCTTGTCTTTTAGTTTCTCTAGTTATACAGTATAGATAGGAATTGTTCGTTCGCCTAGTTGCATGATAATGTTACTAGAAATTAAAGGAACAATCTCCGAAACAGCTGGATTTGCAAGACTTGGTCGAACAGCGTACATATCTAAAATACCTGGGTCACGAGGGCCTATTGCATCTAATATCTGCTTGTAGGTTGCGCTTACTCTTATTGTATTTTCTACTCTATCAATGGCAGCAGCATTAGGGATAGTTGTTGTTGTGTTGCTACTAATATCAGAGAAATCTATTTGAATAGTCCAAGCATTACTTCCATCAATAAAATCTGCATTAATTTCTGAGAAATAATAAAGGTTAGATGCCCCATCTGCAGTTGAATATAGGTCAAAGGCGCTCAACGGGTAGAGAGGTGAGGCTCCAGTAATGCGACGAGCTCGTGGCTGGTCAGGGCTAAATACACGAGAACGAGCACGAGCCTTGTCTGGGTTAGCAGTCTTAAGGAACAAATCAATAGCATAGATGCCAGTGCGAAGTTCATCAATAAAGTCTTGGCTATCAAGAAGAGTGTATGAAACACCTTGACGAGATATAGAAGTTACACGCTGTGGAAGAGCGCATGTGTCATCACCTTCATAAAGTTTTACTAGCTCTGTTGCTAGAACACGAGCTGCTGCACGACCTGCAGAAGGAGGAGGGCTTCCATATGTATAAGTAACTTCTACTTGAGAAGGTGACCACCCTGATCCTGCGACTCCAAAAATTGTTGAGTGTTCAGAAAGATAATACTTACTTGGTTCTATAATATTTCCATCAAGGTCACGAAGAGTGTGTATTTTAACTACCTTGCGACCACGAAGGCGGACACGGGAGTTTGAAGATGTACCATCACCTTGAAAATCATCCTCTGCGTATCGACCGCCAGAGGGCATATTTACAACATCTCCATTTATTAAAATTGGGTTATAGATAAGACTAGATCCACCTGATCGAAGGTATGGATCGTAAGAAGATACATATCGTTCTGTTACTGTTGTTACACCGCTAAATTTGCGGCCTGACATTCCCCAAAGTAGATAAGAGGCTGATTTACAAGCTTCGTAGGCATAATCTTAATTAGTGTATGTACCTAGCTCTTCTGGTGTTACCCAAAGATTACTCATAATCTCACCTCGTCTTTAAGTAAGAAAGCGGGCACAAACCGTAGTCCTAAAACCATCGGCTTAGTGCCCGCCTCTCCTATTGAATTAAACGGTTGGATCCTCAGTTGATGCAATAATGAAGTCAACTGGTAGATCTGCGTTGTACTCTTCGCTACCTGGAACGTTGTAAGCAGATGTAGATCCCTGTGTAGTGAAATCTGTTACTGCAAGGTATCCACGATTGCGGAGTACTGAACCAACTGGGCTGACTGCTGTAGATGCAACATCTGTTGCAGTCTTTGCATAGCGGAAAGTTGTTGTAGTTGGAACAGCTGTAATTGTGTAAGTACCGTTGAATGTTGAATCAACTGTGCTCACTGTTACGCTCTGACCAACTTCAAATCCGTGTGCAGTACCTGTTGTAAGTGTTGCAATGTTTGATGTTAGAGCTTTGTTTGTGACGGTCTTTGTTGAGTTATTAAACCAGCGGTAGAAGCCCTTTAGACCTGTTGGTGAGTAGTTAGAACGAGCATATGAATATGAGCGCTCAGTAGCTACTGGATATTCCCAACGGCCATCTAGACCTGAACCAAAGTTAACATTTCCAAGTCCATAACCTTCAAAGGTTGTGGCAAGCATTCCGTTTTCAATTACGCGGTCTCCGCTTTGGCGAAGCTTTGCGTATGGGAATACCCAGTGGAAGTATGGGTTGGTTGCAGCACGGCGACCATCTGCGACAGCAAATGACCACACTTCAAGAGCAACACCGTTGCCTGAAGGATCATCGCCAACGGAAGGTGCGGCCCAACCGACTGACTTATTCTGTGGTGATGCAAAAGAACCGAAGTTCTTGCGTAGCAACAAACCGCCAGAGATTAGTTGTGAAAGTTCTGTATCTGGTTCGCAAATTGCGAGTTC